CGAGTTGCTGCTCAACGCTTCGTTCGATGACGTTATGGCGTCGTCGTCCCGTCTCCTTGGCCGTCATATGGCCCAGTCGATGGACATCGAAGCACGCAACACCCTGTACAAGGCCGGTGTCCCGTTCGGTGGTGGCTCTGCTACCGCTCCGTCGGTCACCTTCGGTCGTACCAAGCAGTCTGGTGCTCGCACCACGGTCTCGCCATACGATGGCGGCACCATCGGTACGGTTGATGGTCCGGGCTACCTCTCACCCACGACCATCAAGGACGCGGTTGAGACGCTTGCTGGGGAGAACATCCCTCGCATTGGCGACACCTACGTGTGCTTCGTTCACCCGTCGCAGAGCCGCTCACTGCGTGACTGGCCCGAGTTCATTGAGGTCACGAAGTACGCCGCACCCGGCAACTTCATGCTCGGTGAGATCGGTCGCCTGTACGACGTGGTCTTCATTGAGACCACTCAGGTCACACAGGGTCTGACAACCCCCCTTGAAGCGATCACCGCGTTGGATGCAAACTCCAGCGTTTCCGGTGTTCAGCCGAAAGATACCGCTTACAACGCCATCATGATTGGTGACAACGCTTTCGGTCAGGCCATCGCCTTGCCGGTTGAGTTGCGCGATGGTGGCGTGATCGACTTCGGTCGTGAGCATGGTCTCGCTTGGTACGCAATCTGGGGCTTCGGGGTCATCACCTCTGAGTCGCGGGTTGTTATCAACACCCTCGGCGGCGCAATCGCTTAGTAGCGATAACGCTCTGCTATAGTTGTGGGGGGCTGGGTCCTACGTGGCCCGCCCCCCCACTACTCACATATAAGCCTATCGGAAAGGCACGGAACATAACATGGCTGAAGCAACTGAAGTAGCACCAAAGAAAGCACAGGCCAAGAAGGCCCCGGTCGAGGAAGTTGAGGTTGCGGAGGACGCTATCGTAGTGTCCCCTGAGACCACTCGCGGACGTGTCAAGGGCACGTGGCGTATGAACTTCGCTGGGGTCACATGGAACTTCGTAGACGGAAGTACCTACGACTTGCCCAAGGACCTGTACGACTATCTCCGAGGCCACGGGAACATCTACGACACTCTTGCATGAGGTAGCACATGGCCTACACAGTACCTAACCGGCCAGACACCTCTGCTGCTGACCTAGCCGAACCCGACAAGGGTGACTTCCAGTCACTAGGTAACCGTAAGTCAGGAGTACTGAGTGGGGGAGTAGTCACCCGCTCGGCGTCCAACACCCTGTCGGTCACGGCTGTGACCGGGTATCTGGCCGGAGAATACTTTAGTGTCTCTGGGCCCAACTCTCTCGACATAGTCGCCCCGACCTCCGGCTCTTCAAAGTTTGTATTGGCGCTGGTCAGGAAGGTGGGTTCTACTTTCACCGTCGTCTCCCAGTCCACCGGGGGAGAAAGCGCCACAAACGCTGTCTATCCCGCACTGGACGATGCAACGGAACTGCTTCTGGCGGTGGCCTACTATCCGGCGAGTGCCACGGACATAGCGTCCTCCGGCATCGTGGATAAGCGTTCCTTCATCCTGCCTCAGGCCAACCCGACAGCGGTTTCGTCCGCACCCGGTGCGGCAGTAGGGGCTATCGGGGAGATCAGGGTCGATTCAAGTCTTGCTTCCCCATCGAATGCTGACGGGCAGTCCAATGTCTGGATCAAGACAGCCGCAGACACGTGGACCAACCTCGCTGAGTACTCTACCACCATTGCCGCCGGAGGCAGCGACGGCGATCCGGCTACCATAGCGATTACTGGCACTGTAACAGGGGACGCAGGTACGCAAGCGACAGTTGAGAATACTAACACTCCCACTGAGGCCATCCTGAAGTTTACGATCCCGAGGGGTGCGGACGGCGAGGATGGTCAGCCCGGCTACACCACATCGTGGAACCTACAGGCCAACTCCGGGGACACTGCATCTATAGTTGCGGATTCGATAGTGAACTTCACTGGGAGCGGGGACACCACTGTTTCTCGTTCTGGAAACACCATTACCGTTGCGTCCAGTCCCACTATTTCTAGTTATTCCTTCAATGTCACCGAGGGTGCCTTCAGTCCACAGTCCCCGGTTAATAGTGGTGATGTGCTGATGATTTACGGGGGCAACGACATAGCGGTTACCCGTACCGGTACCTACTTCACGATTGATTATGACGGTCCTTCGCCCACTCCCTACTACTTCAACATCGCCGCTGGCGGGGGTACGGTGAATCGTGTAGATAGCGGTGATTCATTGGTCATCTATGGTGGCAACGACATCTCGGTTGACCAGAACGGTCCCTACTTCACGATTAACTGGGACGGAGCGGGTTCGTACTTGCCATTGTCGGCTGGTTATGCTTATCCTTTAGCAGGCAACCTCCTGTCGCAGCATGTCTACCCGCACACCCATAACCAGTTCCAACTTGGCACGCTGTCCAAGCGGTATAAGACAGCATATCTGGTGAGTGCCCCCGATGTGTCATCGGACCTGCGGTTGAAAGAGGAGATCACCGAGTCACCGGGTCTAGGTTTGGTGAACAGCCTCAAGCCCCTGTCCTACCGCCTGAAGGCCACCCCTGACAAGAAGCACTGGGGCTTTGGGGCTCAGGATGTCTATAAGGTATGTGGCCCGGACTCTGCTGTCGTGAGCGTATCTGATGAGGGTCCTCAAGGAATCGCCTACACTGAACTGATGGCCCCGATGGTGAAAGCCATTCAGGAACTGTCTGAACGGCTGGAGGCCATTGAGAATGGCTGACCTGCCGCAGCCCGATAGTACCTATTCTAACGTCCACGTTACATTGGTCCGTCGGTTCATGCCCGCCCGCTTGAGGGCTACGTACCCTGCGTTGAATCAGCCCGGGCAGGACTCGGTGCCCGGCGCAGACTCTGCCCAATAGTAGTAAACTGTTTGTATGGCAGCGCAGACAGACATCGAGACCACCGCAAGGAACTACTTGCGTGACTTCCCCCGGTTCTTCCAGTTGGACTTCGACGCCCTAGGCCGCACCTTCGACCTCGGCCACCTGAATGTCGATTCCACTAAACTCTGGGTAGCAACCTATGTCAGCGGTACAACAACGGAACTTACTAGCAGTCAGTATTCTCTTGACGATAGGAACGGTCTTCTGCGCTTGGGTGCTACTCAGGCGTCAGGTACGAAACTTCTTATAGAGGGCTACTACTTCGAGTGGCTCCTCCCTGCTGACCTGACCTTCTATGCCACGCTGGCCCTCAACCAGCACCTCCACAATCTGAACATGGACAAGGAGCAGTTGTCTTCGGTGGTCAGGGACGTTATCGGCATCGACGCCATGATCGAGGCCCTCTGGGGCCTGATGACGGAGTACAGCCGGGACATCGACATCACCACCTCCGAGGCTGTCCACATCCCCGCCAGCCAGCGGTTCCGCATGGTGCAGCAACTCCTCCAGTACTGGACCACGGAGTACGAGAAGAAGGCCCGGGCCCTCAACATCGGTCTGGACCGCATCGAGGTCTTCAACCTGAGGCGCACCTCCCGCACCACCAACCGGCTGGTTCCGGTCCAGAAGTCCCGTGAACTGGGCGACTACGGACCGATTGAGCGTATCTACTCACCGCTTGACGATGGTCAGATCGTCATCGCTGAGGAGGACGACGATCTCCGTGACGATGTGTTCATTGACACCGATCCCCCGGAAGGCTACGTATCAGGCGTTAGGTACCTCTAATGACTGACGTGCGTAGAGAAATTGAGCACGTGTGGGATAACTACCGCAGGTACCACCACTCTACCGGGGAAACAATCATCTGGTACGAGTTACAGCCGTTCGGCAGCACAGCGGGTACGGACAGCCTCTACGACGATGTGTACGACGAGGGTCTACAATCCACTGGGGGCCTGCGTTATCAGACCGGTGTGATCATCCCTGTCGTGCAGATTCAGGAGACAGAGGACACCAAGAGGGCCATGGCCGACGGCCGTCACCCACTCCAGAACGCCAACGGGGTTGCGTCCGTCAAGGACATGCGTGACGCTGGCATCAGTGACGTTAGCGAGTACCGCAAGCACCTGAACGATATGTTCTTCTACGATGGCCGGTACTACTCCATCTCCTCCTACAGGGTACGTGGTAGGGGTAGAGATGATGTTATTATCACCTTCGAGGGTATAGAGAAGTACCTCGATCAGGAGTTTGCCTTCGACCCCGGGCCCACCGCTGTAGCCGTCAACGACTACTCTTGGCCCGCTGCGTTCCCGACATGACGCCACGCCCAGTGCATTACGGGACGGGTCTCCCGGGGTTATCCCACGGGGACCCGGAGGAACTAAGGCGTGAAGGCTTAGACCCGGAGGCGCTTCTGCCCGATCATGCGCCCATGGCAAATGAGTTGATGAGCGAGGAGATAGGCATAACCTTCCACCCCTCGTCAGACTGGGAGGAGACACCCCCGGCTGAACGAGGGGGTGTTAACAGGAGGTATTCCTCTGAGCAGTTTGGGGACTGGGAGGTGCCCCGTACGGAGCACATGCTCTTAAAGCCCTCCCGCTACATGGGCATCAACTCAGTCAACGACTGGCAACCGGGCGAGCACCCCCCGTCAGAGGGAGTGCCCGGCCTCCTCGATGAGACGCGCGGCATTCTGAGGGTGGTTACCAGTCCTTGGAACGATCACCCGGGATGGCCGGATACGTTCCACTCCGGCTCACGTATCAGGCCGTCGGACGTTCCCGATTTGAGGACGGGCGACACCGTAGGCCCTCTAAACATCCCGGTTTTAGCCCAGCGACTGATAGTACCAGCATATAATAGGCCACCCCGACGTGCTGGGGACCCGATGAACAAGTGGGGAGGTACATGGCAGGAGGATG